GGTTACCTTATTGGAGATGTCCTAGTTCCAACTCAAATAGGAGCATCAAATTTAGGACTAAATATGCAACTATCAGTTCAAAATCTTGCTGGTATTAACGAACTTATTGTTGATAATGTCCAAGGAGATTTTGAAACTGCTCTTTCCTCTAAATCCTTAACCTATGTTAATAGTTCTGGAGTAACTAGCGATATCTATTTTTCAAGTGGAGTAAAGGCATATCCAAGTAGCGTAGTTGTAGTTGAAAATGGTGAACACATCAAGGTTAATCACCGAAATCACGGAATGCACTCTAATGTTAATAAAGTCATTATAGCTGACACTTCTAGTGATATTAACCCATCCAAACTAACTACGGCGTATTCTAATACTGCCACAGGAAGTATTAGTATCCAAGATTCAACTAATTTTTCAACCTTTGAAAATGTTGGAGTTGCATCAACTAATCCTGGTTATGTTCGGATAGGAAATGAAATTATTGCATATAGTGGTATTTCTGGAAATACCCTGACCGGAATCACCCGACAAATTGACCAAACTTTAGCCAGTTCTTATGCAGCATTGACACCAGTAATGAAGTATGAGTTGGATGGCGTATCATTAAGAAGAATAAACAAAACATTTACTCTTAGCGATTCAACCGAGACAAATTCAATTGGTCTAGATTATTATAAAGTTAAAGTTGACTTTACTAATGGCGGAAATGTTGCTGCTCTACCACAAGGGCAAACTAGCCGTGATGGTGGTTCAGCTCTCGGGAGATTATATTTTAAGCAAACCAAATCTTCTGGTGGAGAGAATATTAAGGCAACTCAAAATATTCCGTTTGAAATTGTAAGGCCAATTGTAGACTCTACAGTTTTACCGGGCACTAGCATTTCTTCAAAAATAAGAACAGTCTCTGGAACAAGTATTAGCGGAAATGAACTTTCTTATAATGATGCAGGGTTTACCGAAATAAATCTAGATTCAAATAATTATTTGAACTCACCGAGAATTGTTGCAGCAAAAGTTAATGAAACTCAAAACTTAGGGTCTCTTCCGGGTAAAAAATCTTTTACCCTTAATATGCAGTTGAATACCTCAAATTCTTATATTTCTCCAGCAATTGAGTTGCAAAGAGTTGCAATGAGTTTTACTACCAATAGAGTTGACAATTTAATCACAGATTTTATTGTTGATGATAAGGTTGCAAAATTATCTACCGATCCGTCAGCATTTGTTTATGCAAATGTACCAATTCAACTTGAACTTCCTGCAAATTCCATTAAAATTTATCTATCGGCTCACGTTAATATTTTCAGTGAAATAAAATGTCTTTATTCAGTATCAAATACAAGTAGCGATGAACTTGTTTATTATCCATTCCCCGGTTATACTAATCTAAACAGTTTTAATAAGGTTATAGACCCTTCTCAAAATAGTGGCCTATCTGATTCAAAATTGATTAAAGAAGATTCTCTGGGATTTGAAGGTGATAGTGTTAAATTTAAAGAATACTTATTCACCGTAGATAATCTACCATCCTTCCGCTATTATAGTATTAAACTCGTTGGAACGTCTACCAACCAAGCATACCCCCCAAGGGTGAAAGAACTAAGAGTAATTGCGCTCGCGGGAGGCTCAAATTGAAGCAATCTAAAATTGAAGGCCACCCAGATTTAATTCGGGATATGAACACTAATGCCATACTAAATACAAATCAAAACGATTATGAAACTTATCTAGCAATGTCACAGATAAAACAAAAAGAACAAAATAAAGTTGAAGATTTGGGAAGAAATTTAGATACATTAAAAGAAGAAATTAATCAAGTTAAATCATTACTACAGGAGTTACTTAATGCATCCAGATGAAATTGTTTTAGATAATATGAATAAACTTTTTGAGTATGAAAAACTTTCTAGAGATATAGATAGTATTAATGATATTGAAACTTTGAAAAATATGTCCAAATCCTATATTAAACTTTACTTAAAACAACAAGAAGTTCTATCTAAAATCTAATGGCACAACCCGCATCTCGCCAAGAACTAATTGATTACTGCCTCCGCAAGCTAGGAGCACCAGTGCTCAATATTTCTATCGCCGAAGAACAGCTTGACGATTTAATTGATGATGCATTGCAACTGTTTTATGAGAGGCATTTTGATGGAACTATTCAAGCATTTCTCAAATACCAAATAAGACAAGAAGATATTGATAGGGCAAAAGGTAATGTTGGATTTGCATCTACTTCAATAGATGGATATAATTTTACAGAAACCGCAAACTACATTAAAGTTCCTCCACACATTATAGGAATCAATAAAATTTTTAACTTTTCTATGGGTAGCACACTATCCAGCGGTCTTTTCAATATTAAATATCAACTATTCCTCAATGATTTATATTATTGGGGATCAATGGAATTACTTTCTTATACGATGGTTCAGAGATATCTTGAAGATATTGACTGGATTTTGACACCCGAAAAAATGGTGCGTTTCAATAAAAGAGGAGATAAATTATATCTTGATATTAATTGGTCAGATGTTCAAGTTGGAAATTATATTGTTCTTGACTGCTATCGGGCAATGGACCCAACAGAATCTTCAAAAGTTTGGAACGATTCTTTCATCAAACGATATGCTACGGCTATTATTAAACGTCAATGGGGCCAGAATTTGATAAAATATCAAGGTATGAAACTACCAGGAGGAGTTGAGTTTAATGGTCGCCAAATCTATGACGATGCCCAAAAAGAAATTGACATTATTATGGAAAGAATGACTTATGATTACGAAATGCCGGCATTTGACCTTATTGGTTAAAAATGTTAAATCCATTCTTCCATAACGATTCAAAAGTTGAGCAAGGGTTACTTCAAGATTTAATCAACGAAGCAATCCAGATACACGGCATTGATGTTTTCTATCTGCCAAGATTCTACTTGACTAAGAAAAAAGTCATTAGAGAAGTTATTGAATCAGAGTTTACAAATGCCTTTCCATTGGAGGCATATCTTGAAACCTATGATGGTTATGAAGGCGCAGGAACACTATTGACAAAGTTTGGCATTCAACCTATGAATGATATGACTTTGACTATATCTAGAGAGAGATTTGAAATTTATATTTCATCTCTCATTAAAAGATTACCAAATGTAGAACTATCAACTCGCCCAAAAGAGGGAGATTTGATATATTTTCCACTTGGAGATAGAATTTTTGAAATAAAGTTTGTAGAACACGAGCAGCCATTCTATCAACTGGGAAAAACTTATATTTATAAGTTGAATTGTGAGTTATTTAGATATCAAAATGAAGTTATTGCTACTGGTATTGACAACGTTGATAATGTTATTATTAATGAAGGATTTATTCAAACTTATGTTATGGTTGGAGCGGGCGCATCTGCATCAGCAACTGCAAATATCGTAAATGGTGGTGTACGTTTTGTAACTATGTTGAATAGAGGGTATGATTATACCTCAGCACCGGATGTAAAGTTTAGCTCTGCTCCAAGTATCGGACAAACTGCCACTGGTTCTGCAGATATGATTGGAGGTATTGTTGATCTTTGTGGACCAAATCCTGATAAATTAAGAGTTCAGGCAGTCAATATAATCAACTCGGGTTTTGGTTATACTGTAGCCCCATCGGTTATCTTTAATGGTGGCGGAGGAAAAGATGCAAGTGCTATTACAACTATAGGGGATGGAGTTATTCAGAATGTTAATATGATCAATGGAGGAAGTGGATATGTTGGCATCGTTACAGTGTCATTTGTAGGTATTGCTTCTCTTCCAGCTGAAGGTCGCGCAATTATTGAGAATGGAAGCATTAAAACGATTGTATTAACAAATACCGGTTATGGTTACACTCAGCCTCCATCTGTTGCAATTTCAAGTCCAATTTTTGTTGGTATAGGAACCTATCGGTATAATGAGATTGTTGTAGGTTCAGCAACTAGTTATACTGCAAGAGTAAGAAGCTGGGATGCCGAGTCAAAACTTCTTCAAGTTGCAAATCCAACTGGAACATTCTCGCAAGATGAAATTGTATTAGGTACCGAAAGCGGGGCACAATATAAAGTAGAGATTTCAAGTTATGGTGATAATATCACCGATGAATACGCCAGTAATATAGATATTCAAGAAGAATCTGGTAAGATTATTGATTTTTCAGAAAAAAATCCATTTGGAATATTTTAAAACAGTAAATAGTTATGGAATGGTAATAATTTCTTATGTTTGAATATTTTTACAACGAATCCATCCGCAAAGCTATTGTAGTCTTCGGCAGCCTCTTTAACAATATTAAAATTAGGCAAGTCAACGATGAAGGGGAGGTATTCTTTCAGGGTAAAGTCCCTATTGCATATGCTCCAACCCAAAAATTTTTGGCCCGTTTAAGAGAAGTTCCAGACCTCAATAAACCGGTTCAAATTACATTACCAAGAATGTCTTTTGAAATTATTGGCTTATCCTATGATCCAACAAGAAAATTATCAACAGCGACTTCTTTCTGTGCCAAGGACATTAACAATAATGTCTTAAGGAAGGTAGGTATGCCAGCACCTTATAATCTTAACTTTGAGTTGAGCATTATGACAAAACACAGTGATGATATGTTCCAGATTATTGAACAGATTATTCCATATTTTCAACCTAATCTTAAAATTAGTGCGACACTTTTAGATTCAATATCTGAAAAAAAGGATCTTGATATTGTTCTTGATAATATCACAATGACTGATAATTTTGAAGGAGACTTCAAAGAACGGCGGGCACTCATTTATACTTTAAAGTTTACCATAAAAACTTATATATTTGGACCAATCTCTTCGGGTTCACTGGATTCGCAAATCATTAAAAAAGTTTCTATCGGTCTTGTTGCGGGAGAACTCTCTACCTCACCCATAAGAGATGTTGTTTCAAGCAGCACACCGAGAGCCATTCAAAATTATACCGGAATTGTTGAAACTACCTTAACAAAAGAAGTTTCAACAAATGATATTCAAATTGAAGTTGTAGATGCAACTAATATTGTAGTAAATTCATACATAGATATTAATGGAGAAGAAATGCTCATTGATTTCAAAGACCAAAATAAATTAAAAGTCAAACGAGGCCAAGATGGGACATCAGCTATGGTACACGTTTCTGGTTCAAATGTCAAAAGAATTACCGTAGCCGATAATTCATTGATTCCATATGGTGACAGTTTTGGCTTTGATTCTGATATAAATTAAGGAGTGTATGTTGTGGGAAGACCTAAAAAATTCAGCAAACTAAATGAAACCTTTAATCTGGCAGAGCCGGTTGATGTAGATGTTGTGGTTGTTGAGGCACCAAAGGCAACTGAGAAAATTTTCGGTGAAGTTGAAGGGGATTACAAATATTCAAGAGACAGTTACTATATGATTATTGAAAAGGGTCAAGAAGCCATTTCAAATGCTCTAGACCTTGCACAGGAACTCGATACCCCCAGAGGATATGAAGTTGTTGGCCATCTTATTAAAAGCGTTTCAGATGCGGCAGATAAATTAATGGACCTTCAAAAGAAAATGAAGGATATGAATGAAGAGAAGGTTCAAAGAGGGCCATCAACTGTTACAAATAATGTAGTATTTACTGGGACAACTGCAGAAGCATTAAAACTTATAAAACAGCAACTAAAGGGTGACCCGGAATAAATAATAAAATGAACTTCTATCACTAATTCAATGACAAAAAGTAAAAATGACAAATCTGACATGAAGAACGATACGGAAGGTTATATGTCTACAGTTGAATTGGACACCATTGAGAAGAATATTGAAATTTTAAGAAAGAAGATTAGAAATAAACAGCAACAACTTCCAGCCTGGATTCAATCTAAAATCACAAGAGCGGCAGATTTTACTACTGATGCTGCACAATATCTTAATACCGGTAAAGAGTTAGAAGAATCATCTTTTAAAATTAATCCAGAAAGTCACTCTAGACCCGCTGCTGGAACTAAAGCAAAGTCAAAAATTCCAACCAGTAAATTAACAAGAGAAATTACCGATAAAGTAAAAGCGCCAGTGTTACCAAAATTTAGCACGGAATCAACAATCGTAGACAGAATTTTAAATTCACTTAACGAAGAAGATGAATGCCCCGGTCCCGAAAATAAAAAAGAAAAAGAAAAAGGATATGTAAAAGGCTCAAAGCCAGTGATGAGTGTTGAGGATATTGCAGGCAAGCACGGCGTATCTCCAGAAAGAATTAAAAAGCAACTTAAAATGGGCATTAAGGTTGAAAGCGAGCATACCACCAATAAAGAAGAAGCAGAAGGTATTGCACTTCAACATCTTGCAGAAAAGCCAAATTATTACACCGAACTAAAAAAAGTAGAGAAAGTTCAAACTGAATCTACTATTGTTACTGACCTTTTCGGTAATCCAAAATTTGAGTTTATTGATTTAGTTCTTCCCTCTAGCCTTAAAGAAGCTAGAAAAATGAAAGGCAAAGACCCCTGCTGGAAAGGTTATGAAATGGTTGGAACTAAGAAAAAAGGTGGGAAAGAAGTCCCCAACTGCGTTCCAGTATCGGAGGCAACTCTACCGGTTCAGAATGGTCAAGTAATGCAGATTCTCTTCTCCTGGAGAGGAAAGATGATGACCAGCCAACTCTTCTTCCCTCAAGTTCGGATTCCAAATAGGAAGGAAGTAACTGATGCTATTGTTAAGGTGTATCCTGATGCAAGAGTTTTAAGTTATAAAGTTGGTAACCAGAATGTAGGTCAACCGATTATTCAGCTTCCAAATACAAAGTCAAAAAACTATCTTCTTCAAAATAAAACAATCGGAGAAGAAGTTGAGTTTGATGAAGGCTTTTTAGATAATTTAAAAGATAGCATAAAGCAAAAAAGAGTAGAAAAAGCAAGGGCGGCAAGAGATTCAAGAAGACGGTCAAAACCCGATAAAACAAAAAAAGACAACGACGCAACCGAAAGTCCAAAGCCAGGTTGTGATATAACTCCACACCTATCTCGTCTTGACAAAAGAATGGCGGCATATGATGATAGGAAAGCTCAAAAGAATGATTTAAAAAAAAAAATTGACGAGGAAGGACCCAGCCTTTCTGTAGGCAGAGGCGAAAAACTTTCAGTGGAAGCGGGTGGCGGGCTAACCGCAAAAGGAAGAAAAAAATACAATCGTGCAACTGGCTCTAACCTTAAGGCGCCAGTAACCGGAGATGTTGAAAAAGGTAGTAAAGCCTGGAAGAGACGTAAGAACTTTTGCAGTCGTTCAAGAAGTTGGAACAAGCCAAGAGGGCTAGCAGCTCGTCGTCGGTGGAAATGTTAATAAATAGCCAGGTCTAATCTGTATTATTAATGCCCGAACAACATTATCTTGGCAATCCCCTTCTAAAAAAAGCTAATACTAAAGTTGATTTGACAGAAGAGCAAATCCTGGAACTGGCTAAGTGTTCTGAAGATTCTGTTTATTTTTCAAAAAAATATATGAAAATTGTAACCCTTGACCACGGGTTACAAAATTTTAATATGTATCCTTTTCAAGAAAGGATGCTAACTTCATTTCAGGAAAATAGATTCAATATTGTCTTATGCCCTAGACAAGTTGGAAAGCCATTATTTATACAAACTCCGGTTCCAACTTCTGAAGGTTGGTCTACAATTGAAACGATAAAAGTTGGAGATAAGGTTTTGTCCCCTTCTGGAAAAGAAGTAAAAGTTGTTTCAAAAACTGAAACAATGTATAACAGAGATTGCTATAAAATTTCCTTTGATACTGGAGAAGAAATTGTCGCAGATTTTGAACATAAGTGGGAGATAGATTGTAGTTATTGGACCTCCGGTAAAAAGGTGTTAACGACAAAAGAAATTTTTGAAATATATCAGAAGCGAAAGGCGAATAAAAGAGGAAATGGGGTTCAAGGATCACTTTACATTGAAAAGTCCCAACCAATTAATTTTAGTAAAAAAGAATTAGAAATTGATCCATATCTATTGGGCCTATGGTTGGGGGATGGCCATTCAACCAGAAGTGCGATAACGGCACACAAAAAAGATTATGAATACTATAAGACTAAAATAGATGTTGAACACGAAAGGGAAATAAACAATTGTATAATTTTTAAAGTTAGAAATTTACAACAAAAATTACGAGATAAAAATTTATTAAAAAACAAGCACATTCCACAAATCTATCTACGTTCAAGTTATAATGATAGGCTAGAACTTCTTCGCGGTTTAATGGATTCAGATGGTTCAACAAAGAAAAACTCAAGATCATTTGAATTTTATCAAAAAAAATATAGTCTCATAGAACAAGTGGTTGAACTTCTTGGGACAATGGGTATTAAATCCAGAGTGAGACGTAAAAAAATTAATGAAGCAACCTATTATACTGTTTCTTTTACAACAACCGAAACTGTTTTTAATTTACCTAGAAAAATTAACCAGGCCGCTACTGATAAAAATACTAGAAAAAATGAAGAAAGACACTACATTCATTCAATTGAAAAAGTAGATAGCGTTCCTGTTGCTTGCATTCAAGTTGACGATTCCGAGCATTTATTTCTTTGTGGAAAATCCTTTATCCCTACACATAATTCGACCGCAGTGGTGGCATTTCTACTACATTATGCTATTTTTAATGATAACGTAAATATTGCCGTTCTAGCAAACAAGGCAAGCACCGCAAAAGAACTTCTTAGCAGATTACAAAGAGGTTACGAAAATCTTCCAAAATGGCTCCAACAAGGAGTTATCTCTTGGAATAAAGCTTCATTAGAAATAGAAAATGGTTCTAAAATATTTTCCGCATCCACTTCGGCATCATCTGTTCGTGGTGGTTCTTATAATATTATTTTCCTTGATGAATTTGCATTCGTCCCCCACCAAGTTGCCGACGAATTTATGAGTTCGGTTTATCCCACTATTACTTCGGGTAAAGAATCAAAGGTTATAATCGTTTCAACCCCGGCGGGTATGAACCACTATTATAAATTGTGGGATGACGCATTAAAGCGAATAAACAAGTATGTTCCAATGCGTGTTTACTGGCAAGATAAGTACGATATTGCGTTTAAAGAAGAAACGATTGCTAACATTGGTCAGTCCCGCTGGGACGCGGAATATGAGTGCGAATTTTTAGGCTCATCTGATACCCTTATTAGTGGCTCTAAACTCTCTAATTTAGTAGTTGAAGCGCCAATAAGAACTCAAGACCTTCTTGATGTTTATGAAGAACCAATACCGGGTAAAATTTACGTTATTACTGTAGACGTTGCTGAAGGTGTTGAATTAGATTATTCCGCATTTGTTGTATTTGATACGACACAGATTCCATATAGAGTTGTTGCAAAATATAGAAATAACGATATTCCAAGTTTAAGATTTCCCGATGTTATTGAGCCGGTTGGGCGGGCATACAATGATGCATTTATTCTATGTGAAGTCAATAATGATTCTCAGGTTGCATATATTCTCCATACGGAATATGGTTATCCTAATGTTATTCAAACTAAAACTTTGGGAAGGGGTGGCCAAGTTGCGGGTCAAAATCTAGCAGGTAAAGGTGTTAAGTATGGCATTAAGATGTCAAAACCAGTAAAGAGAACCGGTTGTTTAAACTTAAAAACATTCATCGAAGAAGATAAACTCATCTTTAACGACAGGGATATTATTGGAGAACTTACTACTTTCATTTCTCGCTATAATAGTTTTAGTGCAGAAGAAGGTAAAAATGACGACCTAACAATCTGCCTTGTATTATTTGCCTGGATAAGCACCCAGGAATATTTCAAGGAAATGACCGAGACGGATATAAGAAAAAGACTAAGAGAAGAACACGAAAAGGAACTAGAAGAAAATGACTCTACCCCATTTGGATTTGTTTCTTCATCAGATTCACTTCCCAATGAGATTGCAGAATTGTATGACAACTATCTGGGTGCCGAAAGAGATAGTGATGGAAACCTTTGGTACACAAAAGAAGATGACGATTATTCTTATTTCTGGAACTACAATTATTGATTATAGTTTAAATGCCCAATTTCATAAATACTATTAAGACTTACTGAAATTAGGCATAAAAATGGCGACACCCCAATTATCTCCTGGATATATCATTAGAGAA